ATTCTCCAGCAATTGGAGAAACAAAATAAGAAGAGAGAGAAGAGGCGAGCGCTAAGACAACGAAAGCGTGACGCTAAGAGAGTCACTGCACCTGAAGAGGTAGCAGTAGAACCTATACTTCCACCGAGGAGATTTAGAGATCTCCCACAAACAACTGGAGGTATAGATGAAGTTGATCACGTTGCTCAGCATGGAGATAGCAACGAACAGATTCCTATTCAGTTTACTGATAATGGGATTAGAAAGCAGACAGTAGTGACGCCTGAACTGCCCGTAAAAGAGCAAATAAAACGGGTAAGGAATAATTTCTCATTGACACCGAAAATGAAAACTTTAGTTGTTAATGAGGCGAAGAGAGACGTATCATCTGGTAAAACTGATGGACGCTCTTACTCAAAAGCGTTGAAGACACCTGTTCGTCGAGTTAAAAATCAAGAGCTCGATAAAGTTGAGAAACCGCAAGGATTTCCATCAGATAGGTGGTATCGAATTTGTCAACAGTTCCCCCGAACAGACGAATTTTTTATGGAGAGACGGTATAAACGTGTGAGGCTTACTGCAAAGGGAGCTTTTTACGGAATGTTATATGACTATTCATATTTGTGGAATCAAGAGATGAAACGAATTGGTAGTAATACCGTTAATCCGTGGCTTTGTCAAGGCAAAGAAATTTGCCAACGCTTCAAAGTAGCTGATATAGACGCCTTAACAGGTATACTCGAAACATGGGAAGAAGGTATGAAAACATACCCTTGCAAGAAGTCAGGATTTAATCCTGCGTGGTGGAAAGTTCAGTAAATGTTAGTACACCACAAAGAAAAACTTCTAGCGCTAGTAGGTTTCCTACTAAGCACAGCAATTGTATGCTGGATTACTCCAGAGATGACGCGAGCAATGTTCGCGATATTGAGTGTATCGATTATAGTGGCATCGTGTTATTATGCGATTATTACAGGATTTAAAAAATTCAGTAAGACCGTGATTACCGACGTGTCTATGCACATTGATAGTAACGTTCAAAACGTTATACGGAGAGTCGACGATCGCACAAACGCAGCGATAGATAGACTGGGTGATACAGTTAGCAATAGAGTGGACGAAGTTAAGGAGAAACTGCTAGGAGTTAGTAGTGACGTACTTAGCATTGAAATGCTATTGCATAATTGGAAGACCCATGTAGTCGGCCTCGGTTTGTGCGCAGAATCGTGTGCTAAAGCGGAAGATGTAACCACAGCAGCTAAAGAAGTAGTGAAAATAGCTAGTATGCTTGGTATTGAATCCGCTATAGTGCGTGGAATTATGGGTGCATTGATATCAACTGGAAATGTGCCTAACCCACAAGTTAGTGAACAACTAAGACAACATGGCTTTGAAGATTTTGAAAAATACATCCCGATGGTTGGCACCGTTGCTGCCATTGGAGGATTAGAATTTGGAGAAATTAACATCGGAAATGTTATGGCTAAATCAGCTAATAACTTAAAGGCCATGGAAATCTTGACGAAGCATTTGAGAACAGTGCTAGAAGCAGCAGGCTTTGTTAAACCACCGAATTGGAACTTAATATCCGAAATTAACAATCAAGTCACAGAACTGAAGAAAGACATGATGTGGATTGTTGAGACTTTGCATCTTAATGGTGCAGATTTTTGCAAACCGGCAAGTGAACGTCGTGTTATGGACTATTCGGATAGAGTAAATGCGTTGAGTGAACGTATACGAGCGATAAAGATCCCTGAAATTAGAAATAATCAAATCATTACTGAAGCAAATAATATCGTTATGAAGAGTATGGATTATTTGGTTCAAATAAAAGTGATTAAGTCTACTTTCGGAGCGAGAGTTGAGCCCGTAGGAGTTTGTATCTTTGGTGAGAGTCAAATTGGTAAAACCCAGATGGTTCATGATATTTGCGAACGTGTAAAGGAAAAACTTTCGAGTTTTCCTGAACTGTTTGGCGAGTCAAGACATTGGACTAGATGGGATGCCAACCAAAGAGATGGATTCGACACTGGATATTGTGGACAAGAAATTGTTTACATGGACGACGCATTCCAGGACAAAAAGTGTGAAGACCACGCGATGTGGTTCACATATATATCGTCATCGGCAGTAGGTACTGTGCAGGCTGAGGTCAATCAAAAAGGACTTCCGTTTAGAGCATTGTTGTGCATCACATCGGCTAATCAATTGCCAACGCAATCGATTACTGTAAATGATGTTGGAGCACTTCAAAATCGCTTTAAAATAACTGTACATGCTGAAAAGACAAGAGAGCTCGAAGTAGATCCGCAGACCGGTCGAACGGTTTGGGATAGTAATTTTGGTCATTTAAAATTACGTATAGCCCCGATGAAAGAATGGGCAAGAGAGCTCCAACAACCGAATTTGGAAGAAGTAACGTTGAGCAGCGTTATAGATAGAATTGCTAGTGATATGGTAGCCAATATGCTTTTCTTTAACCAGAGAATGCAATCATTGAACACCAGACAAGTAGTACGTTCTACACCTGAGCCAGTCCAACAACATGCGGATGAGCCCCTTCCAGAGCATTCTGAAGAAGAAATTCAACAAATTGCAGACGACTTGCGTCTTATTGCTGAGACGACAGAAATGGAAGAGAGACAAGCGAGAGAAGCGATGGAAAGAGGACAACCACCATCTGGACCAACGCAACCAGCCCAAGACGGTTCACTAACATTGATGCAAATGTTAATGCGAGATCGAGCCGGACAGATACGAGATTTAGGCTTTGAAGTTGATGACAATCTAACAAGATTAAGAATGCCTAATCCTAGATATTATGGGACTGAGAATACGCAGATGGATGCTGAACTCGTCATGACAAATATAGCACAAAACATTCGAAGTGCTATAATGAGAAGAAATCCTAATACGATTAACCATGTAACCAGATGGACAAGATACCTCTATCAAGAGGTTGAGGATGAAGAAAATCCTGGAAATACGATTCGTGTGACCTTCGACCCTAACAGGTTTAGTGGAGAACATGGATTGTATGACTTTTTGTCAACATTGGGAATGTGGAAAATACAAGCGGGACATTTCTATAATTTCTATAATGCCTATGTCAGACAAGGAATTTTGTTAGTAGAAAGTGATATGGAAGACAGATATTTCTGGGGCCCAACTTTTGAAGGTGGCACCTGTTTTTATTTGGACTCCGATGATCTTAGACGACAAATTCTTAACCGTTTAGGCAATTATAGAATTATGGATAATTTGAATGACGTTTTGACCGACTTCCTTTCATGGCGATACAATGGTCTTATTGGAGTTGACATAATAGTCCTCGATAGGATTCGAATAGAAGCGAGAGAAATGTTCAGTCAAATACCGTTTGAGTATTATGGATGGCTGATTAACGGATACGTAATAACAGCTTCGTATGTTAATACAGCTAGAGCTAATACATCAGCATTTACAAGTAAAGTATACGACAAAATTAAGGAATATGTTCAAAAAGGATTTGCGTACTTCGAGTCCATTAAGCAGAGGCTAATGGACGGAGCAGTGCAGATTCTCACAACGATTCTGGAATTTTTCGGCGTAGATGTGGAACCTCTATGGGCCCAAATCAGCAACTTGTATAATGAGTATTGTACAGAACGTGTCATGATACGTATTGTAGCAGGCATTTTGCTTTTCGCGGTGGCAAAAGTGGTTCAAATCTGTTATTTCAAAAAGACAGATAAGATTAAACAACGAGGAAACCACTATAACCCTAACGAGAAACGAGTGAAAACCGATCGACGACAGCTACGAATGAAAGGATTTAGAGAACGATCCTTTGACGAATGTGAATCTGATTGTGAAGACGAGGATAAAGAATTTGAAGTAGATTCCAAACTATATTTCAAATTAGGACCAAGAAAGACAGCTGGTTCATTCTACGATTCAAATTGGATAGAGACTCTGTGCACGGATCAAGATAGCTCAGAGAGAGCAATGACGTATGAGATCACAGTTGGGAAGAATACACATATTGTTGTGTCTGCTGAAGAAACTGATGATTTTAAGGTTGAAAAGAACAGATTTGTATCCGCTACTCGAAAAAAGCACGACTGGAATGCCTACGCGGCAGAACTCATTTTTGAGACAGTTGGAACAATAGACGAGAACGTGGATCAATTTGAAAAATGGATCAACCAATATAAGTCATTAAACGTGGCAGACTGGCAAGGAGAAGTTGCCATAAAGAAGAGAAAAGATATATACTGCATTAGGTATAATTTGTTAGCCCTGAACTCAATCATCCAAGGGAAAATACAAGGATACACTAAGAAAGTATTATCTAACCTGAAAACAATCGGTGAACGAACATCGGGAATTAAAGAATCAAAGAATATTGATGTTAAAACGTTATTTGATGACAACATTGAACAACATGGAGTTGAAAATTCAATAACTATTTTAGAATCAATAAAAAATAATCATTTGGTTTATATTTCTCGCGTTAAATACGGACAATTTGACGATCTTAATAACTTTGGGTATAGTACACATGGTTTAGGTCATAAGGACTTAATCATTTTCAATGCCCATAGTATGAGAGAACGTGAAATTATCCGTTTTTGGCGAATCGAACGACCGAAGACCGGAGATCGTTACAGTCTGGCTGTAATTATCGCATGCGACTATGTGAGAGACATCGCAATGGCTCGAATCTTATCGAAAGATGATGCAAGAGAGCTGTTAATACGCGAGGGACATATAGAAAACTTTGTCCACGCGAGTAGCATGACCGATCGATTCAGGGATATCACTGGACACCTGTGTGATAAAGAATTGTGGCAACAACTTGTTGAAAATCAAACGGGCGTCTGTTATCTTCCTAAAACGAAAATAACAGCGATCGGAAGGATGAAAGTAAATCCAAGAAAGACATACACTATTGTAAATTCGAACTCTACTGAAGAACGAGAATATATACATATTGTAGGTCTGGAACTCAACTTGGAGTTACCTCAACCTGGAGATTGCGGCGGCCCGATTGTAACAGGCAAGAATCGTTATATGTGTAAGCTCGTGGGTTTCCACTCTGGAGGCTCAGAAAAGTTTTGGACTGCGTCATTTTTGACCAAAGAAGATCTTGATTGCATAACACAACACGGATATAACGACCCCTGGCAAGAATTGATAGTGCCAGGTTTACCAGTTGATTTACCAACTGGACCGAACGTGACATTCTTGGGCGCATATAATGAGTCCACGAAACCGGCAGGAGAAATGAGGTTAGACCATTGGCACTACTCACCTTTTAGCGATCAGTTTGAAGAGCAATTACAACCTGGTCCTTTGAGTGCGTACGATGATAGAATCGAAGTTGACTTACCAGTTAATCTCGTTGGTAAAAAGTCATTACTATTGACACCTAACAGTGTTATGTGTAGTGATTT